TCCCGGCCCAAGTACGTTGGACTTGCTTTTCAAATTTCTCGAGGATGGCTTCCTCTTCTTGAGACTGGACTCCGAGTTGGCGAGATATTTCCGCCACGGCGTATTGGATGAGAAAATTACTTGTCGGAGCCCCCAAGTATGGTATACAAGTACCCTCTGCTACACAGAGATAATCGTCAGCGGTGACATTCATATCAGTAAGAGATGTCGATACTGGCAGTCCAACTACTGTACTTCGGCTAACGGCGGAACGAAAAGTGATTCGGTCACCTGCGATAGAGGCGATTTGTAAGGTGCCCCTTACTTCTCCCGTCTCTCCGTTGATGATATTGACATAGTTGTTGAGTTGGTCGGATTCGGTAGAAAGCTGAGTACCAATACTATCGACCACCAAATAATTACTAGCAACACTAACTGTTGTTATCCTTCCTTGCGGCAAGACTAGCGGCTCCGGTTCTTTCACATACCACAAGCGGGCATCGTAAGTGCCGGACGGACCCGGAATGAAATGAATCTTTCTCCCGACTACAGTGTAGTAGTACGGGATGGCAGTGGTCCCGTCCGTCTCGTAGTTGACGACGTCTCTGTAGAGGATGCGCGTTACTTCTCTGTACGTGTTCCGGGATGTTTTGATTTCGATGCGAACGATTCTGTCCTCGTACACATCGCCGGGAATACTGTACTCTTGGTCGGAGCCATTGAGGTCTAGTACCACATACCGCAGGAATGGGTCCGGGTAGTGACGAGAGTAAATGTCAACAGCATATTCCAGTCCCCGGTTAAGGGCAGGCAAGATGTCCCTATCTGTGTCAACAGAGTCCCTGTTCATCTCGTCTAAACGGGAGCGAACAGCTGATACCAGCTCATCGGTAGTATATAACATCCTACTCATAGTCAGCTCCTATTAACCGTAACTTAGCCAGAAGGACCGGGGGTCCGATTAAACGTACGCGTCTTCGGCAGACTCGTCGCCGGTCTCTTTCTCAAGTTGACTCATGAGACCGCGTTTCTTAACTTCGGCCAAGAGGTCTTCATCACTAAGAGATGATAGTTCGCCGGGATGCTCGGCCGATTCCTCGGCCTCGGTTTCGGCACCTTCCTCTTCGGGCAACTCGGCCGCTTCTTCTTCCGTACTCTCGGGACCAAGGTCAAGCTCGTCCGTAGACATCTCTTTGGGCTTCGGCATCTTTAGCTTTTTTAACATTACCATATCCTTATTTGGGTAAGAGGTACTTGGCAGCAGCGGAGATTATCGCCCCCACGACTGAAATACCTATAGCGGTTACTAGTTTTACATGTCCCCGGAGCCAAGCTATCGCCTCTTCGGCTTTACTGAGACGTTCCAAGTGGTTATCCAATTTTAACTCGTGTTGGTCAAACCGGGCTTCTAGCCGGTCAAACCTGGTATCGAGATGGTTTTGGAAATCTTTGAGGTCCACTTGGCCCGTCTCCAGCGTAGGGTAATAGTAACATACCAGAGTGGTTATATTATGTCAAGTACCGCAACGGGGCGATTCGTTAATTGCCCGACAGCCCGTCTAACGTAATTTTGGCAGCTAATAACCAATGTACTAGGTGATATATATCGTCGCCCCGAACGTAAGTAGGGGATATGTAATCAGAAGTTAGTAAGGTGGCAGCTTGGAAATACTTGCCAGCCACTGCTTGAGCTAAGGCATCTGAAGGAGATTTGTCAGCAATTAGCTTTTCGGCGATGGACATCCCATACTGCGCGCCTCCGGCGCGTTTCTCAATAATCCGAGATAATAATAGGAGGTGTTGCTCGTAATCGGCTGATACCGGTCCGTACACCATGGGTGCCCATCTGACCGCGTAATCGCGTTGCCCGTCGGTCAGTTGGTACAATACTCGCGCCATGAGAGTAATACCATTGGGCCGCAGTAGTACCCGACTGATATACCACTCTGGAGTACCCATAATCCAGTCATGCGCCTCTCCATGCCTGTAGAGTCGCAAAACGCCTTCAGCGTTTTTTTCAGCCTGCAAGCCGAGAAGGATGCCCGTTATCATGTCATTACTAGTCGTGGTGGCGGACTCGTCGGGAGTGACGCAGTCCCGTAATGGTTTCCTCGTAGGCCTTCCGTCCGGGCGCAGTGCGGCCGACATATCAACCCAGTCCGCACCGGCTGCCCTCGCGACGCCAGCCCAAAGGGCACCGTCACATTCACTGTCCGCTGGCCACCCTCCAATATTTTGTTCCGTAGCGTTTCTCAATTGGAGGAGTTTCCTGGCGTACATCTGCTCCAACTCGGAGTAAAGGGTATCACTAACAGGGGGTTCCTCTTTTCCGCAAGCGGGGGAGGTGAATGACATTACCAGAAATAAAAGCAAATATGGTAGTTTCATATATGTCTCCCGGACAAAGAAGAAGGGCCCCTGCAGCTATATTGCCACAGTGACCCGACAGTGTCTACTAGAGATGATTAGGCGATTCGAGTAGCCAGCGCGGTAACGACTACGCTACCTGAAGAAGCAGATACGGAATTGTTTGTAGAAAAGTTCACAAACACCGTCGTTGCGCTTGTAAATATTGCAACGCACGAGATATTTTGCCCTTCTCGACTGGTGTAGCCGTGCAGTGCGTAACATGTCTTATTGGTGTATTCGTTCACAGATACGCTACCAAGTAGTTGAGCAAAAGCTGAAGATGTTCCGCTCGTTGTAGAAAGGGTTAATGTAGACACACCGGTGTCTCCGGAGGCATTCACGTAACCACTAACGTCAATCTTCCATATACCGGCAGAAGGAACAGAAAACGAAGCAAGATTTCGGAGGCCAGTGCCAGCAGCTAAAGTGGCAGTAGAGGTTTGATAAACGACAACTTCCCCCACATACCCACTCGCAATCGCATTCCCCGTCGTATTTCCGGGCAGCCCGCTGGCACTTACCAGGCCAGCGGAGACGCCGGGAGATACGATACCAAAGCCGACTGCGGCTCCAGCGGAGGATTTCCTCACTCGCCAGTAAAACGCCCCGTATCCAGACCACGCGGCACCATTAGCGGCATACGTTGCTCCAGATGGAGTTGCATAAGCGCCAAACCGGACAACAACTCGCGTACTTGTTGAAGTTTTTATCCCCATCCCGTAAGATGTGGTGTTTTGGACCACGTATGTAAGAGATGTGCTGAACGGAAGGGCTTTATTGACGTCGAGCCATGTAGTTCCGTCATACACTTCAAGAACAAGCTGGTCTCCAGTCTGTATCGGAGTCTGGAATTGGACCGTCCGTTCCAGTGCGTTGGCAATACTACCAATCAAGGAACCGCCTGGGCCGTAGCCAAAGCTGTTGGTATCACTCGTGGTGGTGTTAGAGGACGTGTTAAAGGCGAATTCCACATCATTTTGAGCCACGGTCAGCGTTCCGCTGCCCGCCCACTCGGCGATGGGGACGAAAAAGTTACCACCAAAACCAGTTGAGTTTGCCCAAGTTGTTCCGTTTGCACCAGCCGTATAATTGGCTGTACCGCTTGTAAAATAAAGTTTACTACTTGCTCCGGATAAATACAAAATTGAGCTATCAAACGGCGTAGCGGATGCGCTTAAGTCACCAACAATTGAGTTGTTAGGGATAGAAGTACTATTTATAGTAAGGCCCGATGGCAAGCTAATGGTTGCTAAAACCGCAGTATTTGTACCGCTTGTGACCGAAAAAGAAACTTGCATGGACTCACCCACGCGACGGTATCTAGCGCTGTTATTTGTAACAGTACCAAGTCCTTCAAACGTAGGAGTGAAACTCTGCCACTCCCCTACCACCGCACCTTGGGGTTGGATGCCGGGTCCCACAATCACATTGGTGATGTACAAGGTGTTGGCAGAAGTGCGAGCTCGTTGGACGAGGTTTAAGCTATATGAAGCGGAGCTACTCGTATCAAAGTAAGCGGTAAACTTCCCGCCGGTTACACCAGATGGGAGGATGGTGTCACCAGCACTGTCCGTTGACAGGGCGAGCCTTGTCGAGCCCTGGTACAAGGCGACGGCCCAAGTGCCAGCGGAGCTGGCCGGAGTGGTAAAGAAGAACTCGACTTTGAGCTTCCGATTCTGTAAACCGGACGGGAGGGTAATCGCGTCATAAACACCGCTCGTAGAGGTTTGGGAACCTAGGGTGACAGCTGCGCTCGACGAAATGGCGAAGCTGGTAGAGACAATCCCGGTCAGGGGACTGTTGGCAGAGTCCTTGGCTACGGTGTGGCTGGTGCCAGCTGCCCATCCACTGGTGTCAGTAGCGGCACTGGGATTGAGGACAGCGTTGATTTCCCCACTCCCGCCCGCTCCGGAGCCGACAGCTACTTCGTTGCCGCTGCTATCCAATTTATAAAGAATACCATCCGACTTGGTATACAGTTTGTTAAATCCGGAGGAGGGATTTGACGGAGTTGCAATCTGCTGGACAACGAGGGAGCTATTGACTTGAGGCGAGGAAAGGGTCGGCGAGGTACCGAACACTAGGGAGCCACTTCCAGTCTCATCAGTGACAGCGGAAGCCAGGTTGGCGCTAGATGGTGTGCCGAGAAAGGTGGCGACCCCGGTGCCGAGTGAAGTAATTCCGGTACCGCCGTTAGCGACAGGCAAGGTGCCGGTAACATCTGTTGTAAGCCCGACTTGAGACAGGGTAGTATTGGTACCGTCGGAACGAAGTACTCGGTTTGCCG